ATGAAAAAGATTAACAAGCAAAGACTTGCTAGAATTATTAAAGAACAAGTTTTAAAATCCAAAAGAAAACAAAAATTAAGAGAGTCCGTTACTCGGGCAGTTAAAAAAGTATTGCTCAACGAGAAAGTGGACCCAGAAGAGTTCCCTCTTAAGCTATCGGACGTTGCCGCTGATGCGAGCGATGCCAAACAAAATGTGACTAAGGGTAGGCAGGATGGAGATCCAAAAGATGACGTGATTGATGTGACACCAAATGCTACCTTCCCAGTATCTCAACTTAAACCATCGCAGTCAAGTATGAATATTGGTAAGGCGATGGGGATGGCTATTTCCATGTTGGCAGGCAAGATGGAGACTGGTGGTAACTTGGGCGCATTTATTAGTAACGATAATCACATTATGGACGGACACCACAGATGGGTAGCAACAAGCATGGTTGACCCCTCTAAGGAGGTTGGGGGATATTTGGTAGATTTCCCAGGCACCGACTTAATCAGATTGCTTAATGCCATTACTGTTGGTAAGTTGGGTATTATGCAAGGTAAAGAGGGCACTGGTGGTTTTGACCAATTCAAAGAAGGTCCAATTCGTGCTGAACTAAGTAAGTTGGCTAGAGAAGGTAACAAGTTTTTGAAGGCTGTAGATGTGATGCAAGCCTTAGAGAAGTTTACAGGACAAAAAGGTGATGCAGCGGTCGATGCCGCCATCAAGAAGATGGTAGATAATCTTGGTCAAATTTCTTTTAAGCTACCAGCCGGCGCTCCTGATAGAGTTGACATGCCTGTGATTGACCCAGATAGAGTCAAAGGTGCAGACAAGATTGCTGCCAAAGCTTTGGCACAAGGCGAGATTGACTGGAATAAACCCAAGGCACCGTTTGCACTTGAGGAAAAATAATGGCGGGTAAACTTGATAAACTGCTCGGCAAATGGGCATCAAGAAAGTTAATTGTTTGGGGCACATCTACTGTATTGTTGCCACTTGGTATGCTTACTGGTGATCAGTGGGTTGCTGTTTCGCTAGCCTATATTGGGCTTCAAGGCGCAGCAGATATTGCATCCAAGTGGAAGCATGGTAAATGAATTGGTTAAAGCTTAAAGTAAAACAATACTTTTGGTCAACTGTAGCGGCAGCTTTGCTGATCGTTGCGATTGTCTATTATGTGTATCGCTTGGTTAAGCCGGCGGAAAAAAACCAACCTGTTGTTGATGATGTCTTAACACAAGTAAAGATCCATGCTAAAGAAAGTAAGTTAAGGGCTGACTTAGAGAAGGATAAGATAGGGGCTGTTAAGAAGGTATTCGAGAGTCGTCTAGAAGATACAAAGAAAATAGACAACCGAGAAGACAGACTAAACGCACTTATTAGACTTCACGAAGAGTTAGACATTTGATGGAGATAGATTATGCCAGCACCGAAAAGAAGAAAGCAAAGAGTTGCGATTGCACTGGAGCAACAAAAACAACAAAGCCTTGAGGCTGAAGAAGCTAAAAAGGCTGATGCTATCAGGGCACTTAAACAATCTCAGAAAAGAACACAGGTGATTAAAGAGACTGAGCCTGTGCAAAAAAAAACAAAAACAAAGAGGGCGAAAGCAGCCCCAAAAAAGAGGAGAACCAAATGACTATTGATTTAGATATTCCTGAGTTAGATATCGAGGACTATGATCCTGAACTAAACGAAGAGGAAGAGTCTGTTGAGGATAAATCAGGTGGTGCTTTAGTGTATGCAATTGTTGGCGCAGGTCAAGGCGGTGGTCGTATGGCTAAAGCCTTTTATGATATGGGCTACACAAAGACTGTTGCGGTAAACACGGCAAAGTCAGATCTAAACGGACTTGATTTACCAGAGAACCAAAAGTTCTTAGTCGATGAGCATGGCGAGCAAGGTGCAGGTAAAGACCAAGCCAAAGCTGAGGCGGCTATTGAGCGCAAGGAGCAAGAGGTATTTAATAAGTTCCGTGAGATCTTTGGGAACAATGTTGATCGCATCTTGATTTGCCTAGGTGTTTCTGGCGGCTCAGGTGGCGGCACAGTTAACACCCTTATCAAAGTAGCCAAGAAGTACTTCACCTACATCGGCGTTGAGAACGTTGATGAGCGTGTTGGTGTGGTTGCCTCACTCCCAACGGCTGGAGAATCCGCATCACCAACGGTTGCAGAGAATGCTCACAATCGCATCACTCAACTTTGCGGGCTCGCAGAGGAAGGAAAGATCGCTCCACTTATTATGGTGGACAACGAAAAGATTAAAAAGCTTTATCCTAAGCTCACAGTTAAAAAGTTCTGGAGGACCATTAATAACACGGTCGCTGGTTTGTTTCATGTGTTCAACGTATTGGCAAACAAGGACTCTGAGTACACAACCTTTGATGCCACAGACTACGACAGTATTATGAAGCAGCCAGGTTGTATGATTATGGGTGTAACCACAGTCAAAGAGCCGGAGAATGAAACTGCTGTATCGACCGCCCTTAAGAAGAATCTAGAGAAAACTCTTCTTGCCGAGGGGTTTGACCTAACCACCGCTTCAGGTGCTGCCTGTATTGTTGTGGGCGGGGAAGTGATCTTTGAAGAAACAGTAGGTCTAATGGACAACATCGAGTTTGGCTTTGATACCTTGGCAGCTTTGACTGGTGGTGCGATTGTTCATCGTGGTATTTATGAAGACGCCAAGAGAGACAAGCTCGTCACCTACACTTTGGTAAGTGGACTTAAGAGACCTGGCAAACGTATTGAGGGTTTGAAAAAGTTCCTAAAGTAAAATGAAAACAACGGTTGTACTTGCACTATTATTTTCATTCAACGCCGCTGCGGCAGAGGTTGTAAAATTCAAGCCTCGCCCAGCGGTTGTTGAGCAGGATGGTAGTAGCTATGTTGGCATACTGATGAGCGAAGAAGACTTTCGTAATATGCTCCAGAAAAAAATTGATAATAACGCTCAGATGGCTGAGTGTCAAGTGGATAAAAAGGTTTGCACCCAGATGCAAGAGACATACAAATTATCCATATCTAAACTGGAACAACAACTTAGAAAAAATAACTCTTGGTTTGACAGGAACAGGGGTGTAGTTGGCTTGTTTACTGGGCTAGCAGTGGGAGTTGGTGTTTCTATTGGTATTGTACATGCGGTGTATCCACAGTGAACAAGAAACTTGATTGGGAATATGTCGCATCAGTAGAAAAGGCTATTGCTGAAAAGTATGGCAAACAGACAGTGCAAGACTTTAGATCTGAATGGGATGAGCAAAAAGAAAAAGAATACTTAGCACAACTTAAAAACGCCACCCTTACCAAAGGAGAGTCCGATCAGGACAAAGTAGATGTTGATGGGATTCTCATTTCAAAAAAAGCTAGCAAAAGAAAATATGATAGGACTTGTCCCGTATGTAAAACATATTCATTTTCTATGAAAGACGACCTATATATGAATAGGTTTAAATGTTGTCAAGAATGCTATTACGAATTTGTTCACGACCGTGAGGAAAGATGGCAAGACGGATGGCGACCTGATGAAGAGCGAGTAGAAATCGCATTAAAGAGGAGAAAGAAACAGCATGGCAAATATTAATGATGTTGTAAAAGGTCTGGCTCAAGCAGCGGCAAACGCATATGATGGTGCTCTAGATGAGAACGGTGATCCGTTGGAACTAGGTCTAAAGCGGGAAAGTGGCAGAGGTGTCTACGACAAAGCGTCCCTTGATGGATTTAAGATTAGATTCGCCGCAGACCAAATGATTGTTTCTTATCACTCAGAGATGAGTATGAAAGATATGCACCCACCCAACAAGCTTGTTAATGAGGTTGAGGCACGCTTCGCAGATATTTTAAAGTATCTTAAAAAAGAGTATAGACGACTTGGAAACGGGTCTGTATCTTTATCTCCTATCGATGAAGCTAAAGTTGATGCACAAAGTATTTCTCGTGTCAGAACTTGGATTCAGGCGCAGAAAGCATACAAGATTGGAGGCGTAGAGGGAGTCGATCCTATCGGTCAAAAATCAGATAAAGACAGGCTTGACGATAATTTCAAGAAGTTCTTAGAGCTTTCGTCTGACAAAAGACCACCAAACGACAAATCGAAGAAGAATCCTGATACGCCAGAAGCGTAAATGTCTCTCACAAAAAAGGAGATAATGCAGGAGATTGTTCGTTGCGGACGAGACCCTGTTTACTTTACTAATACCTACGCAAGAATCTCGGAGCCCATGAGGGGCTTGATCCCTTTTGATTTATATGACTTTCAAAAACAGGCACTAAAAGATTTTACACAGCACAGGTTTAGCGTCATCTTGAAAGCTAGGCAGTTAGGCATTTCGACTACAGTCGCAGCTTATGTTTGTTGGTTGATGTTGTTTCAGCGTGAAAAGAATGTTTTAGTTGTTGCAACAAAACTAAGCACAGCCACGAACTTAGTCAAGAAGATTAAATCTATTCACAAACATTTGCCGCCCTGGTTGAAGATTGCAGACATCAGCATCAACAACAGAACATCATTTGAGTTGAGCAATGGCTCCCAAGTAAAGGCGTCATCAACTTCTGGCGACGCTGGTCGTTCAGAAGCCCTGTCTCTTTTAGTCGTTGATGAGGCAGCCTTTGTTGAGGGTATGGATGAATTATGGGCAGGTCTGTACCCTACTCTATCAACAGGTGGTCGCTGTATTGCACTATCAACCCCTAATGGTGTTGGTAACTGGTTTCACAAAACTTACAGCGAGGCTATTGAAGATAAAAACGATTTCTTTACTATTAAGCTACCCTGGTCCGTTCACCCAGATAGAGACGAAAAATGGTTTGAAAAAGAAACAAGAAACATGTCCGCAAGAGAAATAGCTCAAGAGTTAGAATGCAACTTTAACGCATCCGGTGATACAGTTGTGTCGGGCGATGATATAAAAAGATTGTTAGAGAACTGCTCCGAGCCACAACACAGGACTGGCTTTGATAGAAACTATTGGATCTGGAAACCAGTAGAAGAGGGGGCGGAATATCTTTTGTGCGCTGATGTTGCACGAGGCGATGGTAGTGACTTTAGTGTTGCACAGGTTATTAGACTAGACACTCTAGAACAAGTTGCAGAATATCAGGGGAAGGTAACCTCTGATATGTTTGCCCCTCTTTTGGTTAGTATGGCTAGTGAATATAATAACGCACTGTTGGTTATCGAAAATAATCACGACTATGGAGTGTTAAACAAAATAGAAGAAATGGGATATGATAACATCTACTACAGCCTTAAAGCAACACATGAATTTGTTGATCGATCTACGGCTGAAGCAAGAGGTGGGGTAGCAGGTTTTACGATGTCTATGAAAACTCGACCTCTTGTCATATCAAAACTTGAAGAGTTCGTCAGAAATAAACTACTTACATTGAACTCTCTGCGGACGGTCAATGAAATTAAAACTTTCATTTGGCACAATGGTCGCCCGCAGGGGATGAGAGGTTATAATGATGATTTGGTTATTGCCTTGGCGATAGCTTGTTGGATTAGGGACACGGCGTTGACAGTTAATCAAAGAGATGTAGAGCAGAGAAAAGCCATGTTTACAGCGTGGAGATCTGACAGTAGCAAACTAGATACTAGAATTAAGGGTATGGCAGGGTATTCGGATAAGAGAAAACAGCCAAGCCCCAGAGGCAATTACTTGCCTTGGATTTACAAGGGATAAGAAATGGCAGATAACAGCAACCCAAGAAATAAACAAGCTACCCTGTTTAAGAGATTGACGAGACTATTCAGTGGTCCCATTGTTAATTATAATAAACAACAAGTTAAGCGTCTAAAATCAACCAGTATTAAGAACTATACTTTTACTACTAGTACAGGTAAAGAGTTCAAGAAAAAAGAATACTATAATATCTTTGAACCACTTCAAAGCAAGCAACTTTCCGAACAGAATCGGGAATACCGATATGCCGATTTTGACCAAATGGAATACATGCCAGAGATTGCCTCGTCACTAGATGTGTACGCTGATGAGATCACAACCTCTTCAGAGATTTCTCCAATCGTCAGGGTTGACTGTCAAAACCAAGAGATCAAGCATATCATAAACGTTTTGTTGTATAGTGTGTTGAATATTGATTTTAACTTATTTGGCTGGGCTCGGTCAACTTGTAAGTATGGAGATTATTTTTTATACCTTGACATCGATGAGGAACTTGGTATTACAAATGTGGTCCCGCTGCCACTAAGAGAGTGTGAAAGAGTCGAGGGCACAGACCCGACCAACCCTAATTACATCCAGTACTTTTGGAGTGGGGGACAAAACTCACCTTCAGGGGTTACCTTCGAGAACTGGCAGATTGCACACTTTAGAGTCCTGGGGAATGAAATGTATACCCCGTATGGAACGTCGGTGCTGGAGCCAGCAAGAAGGATCTGGAGACAACTTACTCTAATTGAAGATGCCATGATGGCTTACCGAGTGGTTCGCTCCCCAGAGCGTCGTGTTTTTTATATTGACGTGGGCAACATTCCACCGCAAGAAGTTGAGCAGTACATCGAGCAAGTACGAACTCAAATGAAGCGTAACCAAATTGTTGACGCTGACACTGGCAGGGTGGATCTTCGTTACAATGCGATGAGCATTGATGAGGATTATTATATTCCTGTTAGAGCCGGCAACTCATCAAGGGTCGAGACTTTGGCTGGTGGGCAGTTCACCAGTGCAATTGAAGACGTGCAGTATCTTAGAGATAAGTTGTTTTCAGCACTCAAGATTCCAAAGGCTTATCTGGCACAGTCTGACAGTATGGAAGACAAAGCCACTTTGGCACAAAAAGATATTCGATTTGCTAGAACTATCCAAAGACTTCAGAGAGTTATTATCGCAGAACTTCATAAGATGGCAGTTGTTCACCTTTACACACTAGGTTACAGAGGTGATGATCTTTTATCTTTCAAGCTATCACTTAATAACCCATCTAAGATCGCTGAGCTTCAAGAACTAGAACACATGAGAACTAGATTTGATATCGCAGGCGCTGCAACCGAAGGATTCTTCTCGAAGCGATGGGTATACAAAAACATCTTCAAGCTTGATGAGCAAGAGATTGATAGAATTATTGAAGAAAGATATCACGACTCTAAACTTGACGCTGTGATTGAGTCTGCCGCTACAGCAGCAGGTGAGGCAGCGACCGCCGCCGCTGCTGCTGCTCCCGCTGGTGGTGAGGAAGCTGGTGGAGAAGATATGGGTGGCGAAGACCTGGGGCTAGGTGGAGAAGAAGCCGGCGGTGAGGAAGCCGCTGCCGAAGAACCAGCAGGAGAAGAGAGTCCGCTACTAGCAGCCCCCGGTATGAGAGACGAGGGCTACCTTACGCCAGGGGCTAAAGGAAAGTTCTATACCCCCGAAACAATGGACAGCAGGAAGGGAATGGGTCCAAGGCGCAGAAGTTATGCTGCACAAGCTGGACAACAAACTGCCTCAAGCGCAACTAGGAACCTATTTAAAGGGGCACAAGATATAAACAGGCTAGCGGTTGGGGTATCTGAGATGTACGAAAAGGACGAAACTCTTTTATTCGAGACCAAGAATCAGATTAAGAATTTGATCAGTCAGTTGGAGGCTAAAAATGAAGACCAAGCACAATAAGAAAAGAAACACTGGTTTTATTTTTGAAGCTCTCGTTCGTGAGCTAACTAAATCCGTGCTAGCAAAGAATTTTAAAAGAGCCTCGTCTATTAGATCGATCCTAAAAGAATCGTTTGCCAAGAACAAAGCCCTAAGAAAAGAGCTTGATTGTTATAAGGCTTTGTGTGAAAGTGACAATCTTGATGGATATACCGCTGAAAAGTTAGTTCATCATACCAAAGTAGAACATGGAAGCATTAACCAAAAGCAACTGTTTAAAGAGCAAAGTGCGATGATTAGACGCATCAATAAAGAAATTGGTAATGATGTGTTCTCTGCATTTGTTCCAAACTACAGGGCGCTTGCTACAATCTCACAAATTTTTAGTGATCAGACGCCAGTAAAAAAGAAAGTGCTAATGGAAAGAACGGTGTTAGAAAACTTAACCCAAAATAGTGAAGAAAAAACGGAAGCAGAACTCAAACCAATTGATGATCTCGTTATTAAAAGCTTTACCAAAAAATACAATGCTCAGTACTCAGACCTACTACCTGAACAAAAGGGACTGTTGAACCGTCATATTTTGTCGATTAGAGATGGGGGTGCTGACTTTAGAGTTTACCTAAACTCTGAACTTACCCGTCTACACGGTGAAGTAAAGAACTCCTTGGTGATGGAGGATGTGAAGACCGATGAACAGATGGTTAAGAATACAAAGAGCGTACTAAGAATTATTGAAAACTTTAGCATGTCGGAGTTTTCTCAAGACGATTTGAAGACGGTTTTAAAAATACAAAAACTTGCTAACGAGTATAAGAAAGATGGCGATTAAAATTACGATAAACAAAGCCGCTGCTGGTGGTGCTGATGTTGAGGAAGTCGAAGAGGTACAGGCTACTGTTCGCCTTAAAGCTCACAAAACTTTAGATGGTAACATCCTTATTAAAGATCACGATATGATGGACATCGTTGTGATCCCAGCAGAGAGTAAAATTATGACGATGCCTAAATTTGGATTAGGTGACGAAGTTTACTACTACCAGAAGTTTCTTTTGGACTCGCTAGCTAGAACAGGTGTGCTCGGTCTTAATAGCATCCAAGGGGGTATCCTAAGAGGGGTCTTGGAAGGCACACTAACACAGGCGCTAGACGAAGAAATTAGTCCACTGCAAGTAGCATTGTTTGAGATCGAAAAGTTTATGAAACAGTACGCTATTGAAGAGCAGTTTGGCAAAGATTATGAGACTGAGATCGAGGATAGATTCGTCAACCCAGAGCCGGACGAATCTACTGAGTATGGAGAGATTGAACCAGAACAAACTAGACGTAAGCATGGGCAAAGTGATTTACCTTATTACACATTTGCCGGCTACGGCTATATGTTCTAGAACAGGAGATATATGTCCGCAGTAAGCGTACTGGTTTTTATTCTTTGTGCATACGGTTTAACACAAATACTAGTTTTTTCTAGTCTATTCGAGCCATATCGTCCTTCACATCACTTTTTCCATTGTCCAATGTGTGTTGGCTTTTGGGTTGGTGTACTTCTTGTGCTCCTAAACCCATTTACAGAACTATTTACATTTGATGTAACAGTCGTTAACGCCCTCTTGTTAGGTTGGTTGTCGTCTGGCACATCTTATGCGTTGTGTATGCTGATATCAGATGGAGGATTTCAACATGAATGTCGATCTAAGAGGGATGTGGACACAGAAGTGGAGACTGAGACCAGTCGCCAGGTGTTGCAGGGGTAGTAGTATCGTGCGGGTAGCGCCCGCACTCTAAGGAGAAAACAATGACTAAGAAATATGTCTTACAAGAGTTTATGAATTTGGATTACAGCGACTCATTGTTGACTGAAGAAGAGCGAGAGGGTAACAGGAATGGTATCCATCTGGTTTTAGCAGGTAAAATCCAAGCCGCAGGCAAGAAAAACGGCAATGGTAGAATTTATCCTAAACCAATCCTTGAGCGAGAGATGAAAAACTATGAAAAGCTTGTTCGTGAAGGTCGAGCCATCGGAGAACTCGACCACCCAGACAGTTCAGTTGTAGAATTGAAGAATGCTAGTCATCTTGTCACCGAAGTGTGGTGGAATGGTGATGATGTTATGGGCAAATTGAAGATTCTTGATACACCAGCAGGAAAAGTCGCTAAACAACTTGTAAAAGGTGGCGTCCAGTTGGGAATTTCCTCTAGAGGGCTTGGATCTACTCGGCAACAAGGCAAAACAACTATGGTTGAGGATGATTTCCAGCTTCTTTGTTTTGATTTAGTGTCCGAGCCGAGCACAACTGGTGCTTATTTGGTCGCTGAAAGTCAAGTTAAGTCAAACTTAACAAAAGCTGACCGTATTAATCGTGCGTTAAACGAAATCTTGGAGGATTGATGAAGCGTTCGCAACTTAAGGCTCTAGTCAAAGAGTGTGTGAGAGAAATTATTCTTGAAGAGGGTCTTTTAAAAACAATTGTGACAGAGGTTGCCGAAGGTTTAAATGCAGGATTGGTTGTTGAAAGCCGCCAAGCCCCTGCTCCAAGCCATGAGCAAAATTTCAGGAAACAGATGAACGATAGCCGTAAAAAGGTTATTGGTTCAATTGGAAAAAGCGGCTATGAGGACGCTAAAAGAAAATTTGACAACCCATCTTTGTTTGAAGGGACGAAGCCAATCGCTGATTCCAGAAGTCCGATTGGTGTTGATCCCTCAAGTGCAGGAGTGGGTATTGAAAACATCCCAGGAATGTCTAACTGGGGTAACATTTTAGACAAAATGAACAAAAGAAAGTGAGTTTATAAATGAGAAGACAAAAGACAAAGATGCGAAAAACCTCAACCTTTATCGAGGTTAGGTCTGAGGAGTGTCGAGACAACGCTGATATTATGGTCAGAAAATTCATCAAGAAAGTCCGCAAGTCTGGCATCCTAGATGAAGTTAGAGATAGAAAATATTACAAAAAGCCATCCATCGTTAAGAACGAGGAAAAAAGAAGAAGGCAAAAACTACTTAACAAGTTGAATCAAAAAGAAAAGGAACTATATAACTATAGTAGCCTTAGCAAGAAAAGGCACAACAGGAGAAAGAACTCATGAGTTTCAGGAAAGGCGCACACACAGGTCGAGCAGAGTCGAAAGACAACACAAGCTATCATTCAGCCTATAGAGCGGGAATTAGTAACGTAGGCTCTTATCAAGTTGCAGGTATTCCCTATGTAACAGGGTCGGGTGCTACGATCGCAAGTGGAAGCACTATGGGATACTCATTTCCTTCGGTATCAAGGCACATTACAGTGGTTAATAAGAGTACAACTAATGTTGGGTTAAAAGTACACTTCTCTGAAGCTAGTAACTGGGATGTTAATAATCATTACATTACTCTAGATAACTTTGGAGATAGTCTCGCAATGGATGTAAAAGCCGAGAGAGTTTACGTTACCTCCAAAGCTGCGAACGGACACGTTGAAATCTTTGCAGAGCTTACAGGTATCGATCCAGACCAAATGTTCGCACTTTCCGGCGATGGTATCGACAGCTAAGGGGGCACTAACACATGGGTAAATTTACACCGGGTCGCACGAAAGTTCAAGATATTGATCTCGGTGCTAGTGGTCAATCCAACGTCCCCGTTGAGGGAACTTGGGTAGCTGTACCTAGAGTCCTTAAGGCAACCTATGATTTTGCCGTTGACAACGGCAATGTTGGCAATAAAAACCTAAGTGTTTCAATCCCAGATAACGCCATTGTTATTGGCGGACATATTGATGTGGAAACAAATCTTGCATCTGACGGATCAGCGACTGTCGGCATTGGGATTCAAGGGGCTTATGCTCAATTTAGAGATGCCGCAGCTTTTAATGGGTTTAACACAGGAGCCTCCGGTCTTATTTTAGATAATAACGCCCCACCAAACGCCGGGCTTAAACTACAGGCAGCACTACCAGTAGGGATTGTAATTGGCACTGCTGCTTTAACCGCTGGTAAGTTTCATATCTATGTCTATTACTTACCCGGAGTCTAATAAGGGAGTTTTGACAGTGTTGCAACTATTTACTTTGATGAAATCTCATCATAGAGAGGAAAACAAATGTCAAGCATGTTAGATCAAGCTATTTTAGACGCAGATCAATTGCGTGAAGCTGCGTTAAGAAACGCAGAATCTGCGGTAGTTGAAAAATATTCGGACGAAGTGAGAGAAAGAGTCGAGAAACTTTTAGAGCAAGAGCCTGGAGAGGAAGACGCAGAAGAGATGGACCTTGGTATGGAAGATCCCGCTGCTGACCCAATGGCTGACCCTGCCGCTGATCCCGCCGGAGAAGAAGACCCCGCACAAGTTGCAGTTATGGATAGCCTCCCAATGGGGCAGGCTGCCGGGACGGATGTGGTCGAGATTGATTTAGGTGCTATTATGTCTGCGGCTAAAGCTGAAGGTGCAGAAGATGAAAAGGCTAATCGTGAAGAACTAGCGGATGAAGTTGGTATTCCTGAGTTGGCTGATGAAGAGCAAGCACTCGCACCAGAGTTCTCTGATGAAGAGTTAGAGGCTGCGCCTGGAAATAGAGATGAAGATATTGAGATTGATGAGGAAGAACTAGTAGAAGTATTTAAAGAAATGCTAAACCTAGATCTCCCCGAAGAGGCTGAAATGGAACTAGACGCCATGGCTCACGAAGATGAGCACGGCTATACAGAAGAACTAGAAGAGGTTCCAGTCAGCAATGCTCGTGACGGGCAAGAAAAAGATGAGGCAATGGAAAGCTTTATCGAAGAAAAACTACAATTAGAATTAAATTATAACACTTTGTTAGAAGAAAATAACGGACTTAAAGCACTGCTTGTACAAGCTAAAGATCGGTTGGAAGAAATCAACCTTTCAAATGCAAGACTGCTTTATACAAATCGTGTACTGAAGGATGGCTCCCTGAATGAGCGGCAGAGAAATCAGATTGCCGAACACATCACGAATGCACAAACGGTTGATGAGGCGAAGACGATCTATGAGACCCTTAAGAGAACTAATAGCAGCCGTCCGGCTAAAAAAGCTAATACGTTGTCAGAGGCTATCACTAGAAAATCTTCAACTATTATAAGTTCCAGAAAGGAAGTTCCATCAACTGATAATAATCCTGTGAAGAATCGATGGGCGAAACTCGCAGGATTAAAAGACAACTAATCTAGGAGGAAAAAAATGTCTTATTTAGAAAAATTGACTGAAGGCATTCGTGAACGCTCCCTGGCTCGTGAAGGCGAAGCTCTATTAGAGAAGTGGGAAAGAACTGGTCTTTTGGAAGGACTCGGCGACGATACTAAGCGATCGGCGATGAGTCGTCTTCTAGAAAACCAGGCTGCTCAACTTCTTAAAGAAGCTAGCTCCATGGCTGCGGGTGACGTTGAAGGCTTTGCTTCAGTCGCATTCCCAATTGTACGTCGTGTATTCGGCGGGTTACTTGCACAGGACCTCGTGTCAGTGCAACCAATGAGTCTACCAAGTGGACTCGTGTTCTTCTTGGACTTCACCCTCGGTAGTGACCGTGCTGGTGGTTCAGACATTCCTTATAACCAAAAAGGAAAATCAATCTACGGTGGTCGTCGAGTTGGTTCGCAGATCACTGGCGGTGTCGATCTTTCGATTCCAGACGCAGGTTTGGTTGACAATGATGGCTCGTACCGTGCAGGCGCTTACGACTTGGCTAACGGCTACAGCACCCCAACGGGTACTTTTGCAGTTGCTGCTGGGCTTCTCACTGAGCTTACCGTTGAAACCGAGATTCGTGCTCTGACCGCTTCGGCTAACGCTGATTTGTTCAAGCGCATCGAGTATGATGCAGACCTCTTGGGTCAAACTGACACCGACAAGCTTGGTGTTATTCGTGTTGAAGTCACGTCTATTAAGGATGATATTAACTTTGACAACCTTACGACCGTTGACCTTGACAACAGTGACCTTGCAACGACTGCAACCCGAGTTGTTCGCCGTTTGACGCAGCACTCTGCTTCGTCCGATGGTAGTCACTACCTTACTATGGTTGTCCATGGTAATAGTGCGTTGAACGTTGGTAACATTGCCGGCGTTTCAGGTACTCTCTTCTTCGGAAGAAAAGATAAGTTCTCCGCTGGTGGATCTGTTGGCTCCGTCGTCGGTGCCGAAGGTTGGGGCTTGGAACTTGGTGGCGATCTTGGTGTCAATGATACCATTCCAGAGATCGATATCAAGGTTGACAGCATTGCTGTTACCGCCATGACCCGTAAGTTGAAAGCTAAGTGGACCCCGGAGCTTGCTCAGGACCTCAATGCTTATCACAACCTTGACGCTGAGGTTGAGCTTACTAGCGTCCTTTCAGAGCAAATTGCTCTTGAGATCGATCAAGAAATTCTTAACGATCTTGTTCAAGGCGCAACTGGTGGCACCCTTTACTGGAGTCGTCGCCCTGGTCGTTTCCTCGACCGTGAAAGTGGTGCAGACATTACTTCGGCTACCGCTCCTCCCGACTTTACGGGTACCGTGAGCGAGTGGTACGAGACTTTGATGGAAACCATCAATGATGTCAGTGCTCGTATTCATCGTAAGACCCTCCGTGGCGGTGCAAACTTTATTGTTTGCTCACCAGAGGTCGCCAGCATTCTTGAGTTTACCGCTGGATTCCGTGCTTCGGTCGCTGTTGACGACGAAGGTGGATCTTGGGGCGCTCAAAACGTTGGTTCGCTAAGCAAGAAGATGGACGTTTATGTCGATCCTTACTTCCCTCGTGGGTTGATTTTGGTCGGTCGTAAGGGTAACAGCTTCCTTGAAAGCGGCTATGTGTACGCACCTTACGTGCCACTACAAGTCACGCCTACCATCTTTAACCCCGATACATTCGCACCTACCAAGGCTGTGATGACTCGGTATGCTAAGCAGATGGTACGCTCAGACATGTACGGTCTTGTTATCTGCCGTGATCTAGTCAACTAATAGTAGGCTAGTCAGATGATGACGCAGAGACCCCGCCCTTGTGGCGGGGTTTTCTGTTTTTATAGGACAAGTTAACGTAAAGGCAAACTAGTTAGTAAAGGTTACTCCTACATTAATCTGGAGGCTATTCATATTATGGTAGCAAGAAATTTAAGTCCAGTTAGCACCACTAACGCAAAAGTTCTACCAATAACTGGCACGCACCAAAATGTTGCTAGCTCTTTGGCTATTGGTGTATACAGTGGATCTGCTGAATTTGTCAGTGGTGCAGTTGACCAAGTGGCTTATGTATTCAATAAGTTGGGCGGCAATATACTGGACATTGAACTACAAGAAAGAAACGTTTATCAAGCGTATGAAGAGTCGTGTCTTGAGTATTCTTATATTCTCAACACACACCAAGCTAAGAACGTTCTATCAGATATGCTTGGGGGGGCTACCGGTTCCTTTGACGAGGATGGAGAGTTTACTTCCTATAGAACAGATACAAACATTAAGCCTAACTTGAAGTTTCCAAGGTTTACCCTCGAAGCCCCAAGGCACATGGCAGAGGCTGTGGGTGTTCTCGCTGGGGTTGGTGGTCACCAGTCAGCTTATTCTGCATCATTTGACACAGTTGACGATCAGCAAGATTATGATTTGCAGCAAGTAATATATTCAGCTTCAACTGACGCTTCCTCTAGATTCTTTAATCAGGTCGGGGAAAACAAGGTTATTATTGAGCAAGTATATTATAAAACCCCCGCTGCCGCCTGGAGATTCTTTGGTGGTGGCACTTATGGAATTGTTGGTAACTTGTCAACTTACGGTATGTATTCAGATGATAGCACGTTTCAGTTAGTCCCAGTTTGGCAAAACAAACTACAGGCAAATGCCTATGAGGATAATATTAAAGTCCGTGGCTCTCATTACTCATATGAGCTTAGAAATAATAAGTTAAGAATCTTCCCTGCGCCCAAGGACGGAATCGCACCAGAAAAGATGTGGGTTAGGTTTAGATTGCCAGAGGAAAACTATGATGAAGAGGGTGATCGTAGGTACGGTGCTGATGGTATCAATAATATGAACACGTTACCGTTTCCTAATGTGCCTTATAACAGAATTAACTCTATTGGTAAGCAGTGGATTAGAAGGTTCGCATTGGCACTATGCAAGGAGACCTTGGGACAGGTTAGGTCAAAACTTGGTAGCATCCCAATCCCAGGCAACGACATAACCCTAAATGGGTCTGCGTTGATAAGTGAAGGAAAAGAAGAACAAAACGCCCTAAGAGAAGAGCTTAAGACAGTCCTTGATGAGATGACTTACGCTAAGTTGGTTGAAAGCGATGCTGCCTTCCAGAACTCTCTTGGTGAAACACTTAAGGTTGTTCCTCATGGTATTTATGTGGGGTAGGATAAATGTCTGATTCCACAAAGTCAAAGCCTGATAACAAATGGACACAGCCTTCTGCCCCACCTCCACCGATGTTTGTGGGGGAGAAAGAGCGTGACCTTGTTAAGCAAATCAACGATGAGATTATTGAAAATGTTGTTGGTCAACAGATTCTTTATTTTCCAATTGATATGGAGGCTTCCAATTTTCACTCCTTATACGGAGAAGCGATTAAGAAAACCTTCTTACCTCCAATCCGAATTTATGCTTTGGTTGTCTGGGAGGGCTCAAACCAAACCAGTGAGAAATTTGGTATCGACAGGGTTGCAAATATAACCGTGCATTTCCATCAACGCAGACTAACAGAGGACCAAGACCTTTTTGCCCGCATCGGTGACTATGTGCAATATGAAAAACAATATTATGAAATTGTTAAATTATCTCAACCTAGAAGACTCTTTGGGCAAGATAACAAACAAGTTGAAATTGTAGCCACCTGTAGAAAGGCAAGGGAGGGACTGTTCGATGCCACGTAGGACTAAAACAAACGAGTTAACAGAAACCCAACTGCCAATCAATCCCTCAAAAATTGAGGACATTGATTTTGCAATGTTCAAATATCTTAATGAAACGTTAGATATTCATTGTGATACGAACAAAGGATTCAAGAAAGTCCCTGTGCTCTTCTCTACACAGGAGCGGGCACACATGATAAAAAATAATGTAAATCTTAGAGACAACAACACAACGCTAATTTATCCTTTGATTTCTCTGGAGAGAACATCTGTATCAAAAGACCCTGGCAACCGTGGCATATACCACGGTAATTTCCCAGGGGTTGACGATGAGAAAGGCGGCTCTATTACTATCGCCAGAAGAGTAAAGCAAAGCAAAACCTCGGTTAGAGCAAACGCTGATTCAATCAGGAGGAGTTTGTCTGGTGCTGATAAGTTTCGTAAAACATTTCCAAGAGAGAATAGTAAGATTGTGTATGAGGTGATCTCCATACCCCAACCAGTATACGTTGATGTCACTTATAGTATATCAATAACGACTGAGTATGTCCAGCAGATGAATCAAATTTTAGCTCCAATCATAACGGATAAAGGTGCGATCAATAGTTTCTTTATTTCTCATGAGGGCAACAGGTACGAGGCGTTTGTAGATGCTAGCTTTTCACTGGCAAACAATGCAGCGTCTCTCGGGGAAGATGAAAGATTATTTAAAACCGATGTGACAATTAATGTGTTGGGTTATATTATTGGCGGTGATAAGAATCAAGACAAACCAAACATTGTCATTAGAGAATCGGCAGCAGAGATTGTGTTTCAAAACGAGCGAGCCTTGGTGGAAGAAGAAGTAGAGTTTGTTCAGAAGGTTGAGCTTGAAAGCGGAGTGTTCAGATTAGCCGATCAAGTGCGTGCAAGTAAAAAGATAATTCCTCGTAAAATTAAACCATTTGGAAAACCATAACACGGCGGGGAGTTTGCAATATCAAGCAACTATTTACTAAGGAACAGCACTGGCGATTGCGCCTAAGTGCAACTCGTCTTAGAGGAGAAAAGTTTAATGGCTGAAAGAAAGTTTAAGTTTGTGTCTCCCGGCGTTTTCATCAACGAGATTGACAACTCGGAGATCCCAAGAGAACCCGGAGACATTGGACCCCTAGTTATTGGTCGTATGCAAAAAGGACCAGCTATGACTCCAGTTAGAGTTGAGTCTTTTGCTGAGTTTGTTGATGTATTCGGGGCACCGGTTCCCGGTGGTCGTAGTGGAGATGTCTGGCGTGAAGGAAACATGACTTCGCCAACCTACGCTGCTTATGCTGCACAAGCCTGGTTAAGAAATAATCCTACTCTAAACGTTGTTCGCCTGTTGGGCGAAGAGGACCCCAATGCAACAGAAGCCAATGGCGGTAAGGCTGGTTGGAAGTTTGGATCAATTAGCGCCACTGACACTGAAGGTGGTGCTTGGGGGCTATTCGTTTGGCCATCCGCTTCAGGACCTACAACCGGTGCCAATGTTCATCAGCTTACGGGTACGTTAGCTGCTATTTTCTACTGTGTAGACGATGATACAGCCGGTGGTCGTATCATCCTCTCCGGTACGACGGGAACTGGACATCAAACTCAAGCTCGTGGTTGTACGCTCATCAAGAGTGATACAAATGGCGAGTTTATTGCTAGTATTAAGGCTGGTGGCAGCGAAGTTGACAAGATTAGGTTCAACTTTAACCCCAACAGTGAAAGATTTATTCGCAAGGTGTTTAACACTGACCCAACGTTAACAAACAGTGGTATCTCAACGGCTAAGTTCCCTGGGACTACTACAAACATTAACTATTTCTTGGGAGAAACCTTCGAGAGACACGTTAATCAGACTGATTTTGCTGAGTTGGCGATTACTGGTACTGTGCAGACTGCTGGCACCCTTATGGGCGCTGTCATGCCACTCCGTAATGACCAGAATACTGAGCAAGAGCAAGCAGATCACCGCCAAGCAGCTTCTAAGGCTACAACTGGCTGGTACATCTCACAGGATCTAGGCTCTAATACTTCTGGCTTCAAGCCAGAGAACATGCAGAAGCTGTTTAGATTTGAAGCTATCTCCGCTGGGGAAAGCACGCAAAGAGAAATTAAAATTTCTATTACTAACATCACTGCACCTACTAACGACTTTGATCCTTATGGCACGTTCTCTGTTGTTGTTCGTCGTCTATCGGACAATGACAACAGACCAGTCGTGCTAGAGAGATTTGATAACCTAAGTTTGAATCCTGCGGCTAGAAGATACATCGCTAGAGAAATCGGTGATCAGTTTGTAGAATATCAAACTTCAGAGGGCGCAAACCGAAATTACGGCAACTATCCAAACAAGTCACGCTACATTCGTGTGGTAATGGATGAGGATGTTGATCGTGCGGTGACAAACCCTGAGTATCTGCCCTTTGGTGTCTTCGGACCCGTTAAGTACAGAGACTTTGCAATCGTTAGTGGTGCAGCTAGCTTCGGCACCCTGAGTAACCCAGGAGCGACTAGTCGCCATGTGATGGTTGATGGTGGTGATCAGGTAGCGTTTGGTGTTGACGGTGGTCACATTGGTGGCGCAGGCGCTGGCGTTCTTTCAGGGACGCAAGCAGCCCAACAACTAGCAGTTGTTATGCCAAGCTTGCCAGTTCGGATTAGTTCTTCCGACGGCAGCCCTAATAGTCCAAAGAATATTTACTTTGGCGCTTACACTGGTAAAGCCTTTTCGGATAATAGATTTAGCACAGAGGTTATTGATCTTCTAAGATCTAGAGCCCAGGGGCTAAATGACTCGAACTCACCTACTACTAATCTTGACATTGGCGCAGAGCCAGGTGCCCAAGGGCGTAATGGTGGCTTCATTGGTCAAGATACAAACGCAGGATCAAGTCCATTGCAGCACATGTGGTGCTTCTCACTGGATGATGTTGGACCTGTTAGTGGATCGACAGATGCGGCTGTGTACCGACGTGGTAAGCGTGCTGCGGACGAAAGCTTCACGGCTGGTGCTAAGGTGCCAACCGAAAATGGACAAAACATCGTTGCTGCCGTTGCTGCATCCGCCTCGTATAAGCGAGTGTTGGATAATAACTACAAGCAGTTCACCACTTGTCTACATGGTGGCTTTGATGGGCTGGACATCACCGAGCGTGAACCCTTTGCAAATAGAAATATCGGCACGACAGAAAAAACAAGTTATGAACTTCATAGCTTGCGTCGAGCAATCAATATTGTGAGAGACCCAGAGGTAGTTGAATTTAATGTTATCACTGTCCCTGGTGTTACTGCCACTGGCGTAACCGATTACCTACTAGACGTGACTGAAGATCGTGGGGATGCTATTGCCATTATCGATCTTGAGAAGGTCTATGAGGCACAAAGTGAAAACACCAAGAGCTACAAAGATCGTAACTCGTTCTCTATCAAGCAGGCGGTTGATTCGCTTCGTGAAAGAGGACTTAACAACAGTTACGGTGCAGCTTACTATCCTTGGGTTCGCATCCAAGATACGGTTAGCGGTCAGGCTCTTTGGGCACCGCCTTCGGTTGCAGCCCTGGGTGCGTTCTCATTCACTGATCGTGTCCGGGCTCCTTGGTACGCACCAGCAGGCTTTGCACGAGGTGGGTTGTCCGAGGGTGCCGGCGGCGTCCCAGTGCTTGATGTTTCAAGGCGACTAACCTCGGACGAAAGAGATGAGTTGTATGCCGCAAACATCAACCCAATCGCACAGTTCCCAGCAGAGGGTATTGTGATTTTTGGACAGAAAACACTACAGGTAACTCGATCAGCACTTGACCGTATCAACGTTCGCCGCTTGATGGTGTTCCTCAAGAAAGAAATTAGTTTCATCGCAAGTCGGATGTTGTTTGATCAAAATACTCAGTCAACATGGAACAGATTTATTGGACAAGCAGAGCCAGTTCTTCGGAGCGTTCAGTCAAGGTTCGGTCTTGAAGAGTTCCGCTTGATTTTGGATGAATCAACGACAACTCCAGACTTAGTTGATAGAAACATTATTTACGCTAAGATTTTGTTGAAACCAACCCGGACTGCCGAGTTCTTTGCAATCGACTTCGTGATTACAAATACTGGAGCATCGTTTGCGGATTAATCGACAAAGGACTATATACTTTATTAAGGGAGTAAAATAAGAATGGCAAATGCAGGTGAAGGAATTTTCTGGGGAGACGCTTCGGCAGATCCAAAAAGAAAATATAGGTTCTTCTTTTATCTAGGTGGAATTCCTGTTTGGGTAGTAAAGGGTGTTTCGGCTAAACCAGAGGCAACCATTGCATCACAGGAGCACACATATCTTAACCACACGTTTAAGTATCCTGGGCGAGTTACTTGGAACTCTCCTATCAGTGTCACTATGGGCGATCCTGTCAACCCAGATCTTGCTAGAACTCTTATTAATATCATTAGAAAATCAGGGTATGATTACCCAACCGGTCCCGGTGCGATTCGTACCACAAGTAAAGGTGCGGCGATTGAAGCCATCGGTGGCGCTGTTCGCATTGTACAGCTTGATGCCGACGGAAATGAAATTGAAGTATGGGAGCTTAAAAACGCTTGGATTGAGAAGGTGTCCTTTGGTCAAGGACTTGACTACACTGATGACGCCTTGCAAGAACTTAGTGTGGACATCTCGTTCGACTGGGCAGAACTTACAAGGAGTGGTAACGCAGTAGCTGGCTATGCGGGCACTGTCTAAAATTTAACACCACAATATTATTAGAGTAAACTAGATACTACATCTAGGAAAGGTTTTATTTATGAGCAGAAACGAAGAGCGTATGGGCGTGCCAGATCTACATGAGGGTAGCAGCCCTGCTCCAACCCAAACCCCTACCGCACAGATGGACTGGTCAGTACCCACAGAGATGGTTAAATTGCCATCGGGAGGGAAGAGCTATCAGTCCCCTCATCCTTTAGCTGGAGTTGACGAAGTAGAGATTCGCTTTATGACGGCAAAAGAGGAGGATATCTTAACGTCCCAATCGTTACTGAGAAGTGGCATGGCTTTGAATAGGTTGGTTGACAGCCTTGTTCTTGACAAAAGAATTAAAGCTAATGATCTATTGATCGGCGACAGAAATGCTATTTTGGTAGCAGCAAGAGTTACTGGCTATGGGGACGAGTATGAAGTAAAAATGGTTTGCCCATCTTGTGGAGCAGCAGAAGAGGTTTCATATAGTATTGAGAGAATCACTCGCTTCAAAGAACAAGACCTAGATAGCCTGGGTGTTTCCCAAGGTTCAGCGGATGGCTTGTACTTGACCACTCTACCTAAGAGCGGTTACCCTGTTGAGTTTAGGCTTCTTACTGCTGGGGATGAAGTAAAGGCTACAAAACAAAGACAACAGAAGAAGAAGCACAAATTAGCGGAGAGTCAATCGACCGACCTGCTAAGATCAATTCTAGTCAGCGTCAATGGCTCAACTCAAGCTGTTGATCTGGCTAAGGCAGTTGAACTGATGCCAGCATTGGATGCTAGGCATATGAGAAAAGTATATAAGCAAGTGAATCCTGATATTGTCCTCAGTGATTACTTCGTGTGCAATAGTTGTGGACATGATGAGGAGATGGAGATTCCGCTTAGTGCGGAGTTTTTTTGGCCTGAGTAACGAATACGTTGAATCAGTATACGAAGAGTTATTCTTGCTGAAGCACTATGGTGGATGGAGCTTTTTTGAGTCTTATAATCTCCCAATCAAACTGAGAAGGTGGTTCCTAAAAAGATTACAAAAAGAGATCGAGGAAACTGCCAAAGTAAGAAAGCGAGCCGTAAACAGAAAATAAAGGGGAGCCATAGGGTTCCCCTTTGTATTTATTTAACTATGCCAACTATTTAATAAGAGTTGTGTACTTGGAGGTCAAACCGTGAAAGATATGATTGACTTTAATGAATTTGTTTTTGATCTGGACAGCGGCAATAAAGATCAGCTTGACGAGAACATGTTAAAGGTCTTTGGTGCCTGGATTCAATATCTGCTAGAGAAGATGTTTAAGGGTACAAGAGTACCAGTAAGAGTTGTTGGCAACAGGATTCAGGTTGATCGATTTACTTCCGCCTTGATTGGCGAGAAAAAGTATATGGATTCTATTAAGAGACACGGTTTAGATAGTCCAATGACTTATAAACAAAGAGCTAAACTAAACCGCTCGATCCAAATGTTTGAAAAGGAAACGGGCATTTCGTGGCCTCTTAAATAAGAGTAGGAGTTAATATAAGTTGGCTACTTTTGAAGAATCAGTAGAAGAACGAAAGCGACTGCTAGAAGAAGCTCTCGCCGATATTGCTAAAAAAACTAAAGAGGCATTTGCAGAAAGGGAAGAGCAACTGCAAATTGAACTCCAAGGTTTAAACTCTCGTATCGAGGCAGAAAAGATAGCCCTTGAAGAAGCTAAAAAGAGGGGAGACGATACTAAAAAGATCCAAGCAGAGATTGATGCTCTTAGGAAGCAGGCTGAAGCTGAGCAGAAAGCCTTTAACACTGAGGTGGCTGAATTTCAAGACGCTGAAGAAAAGAAAGCTAAGAAAAGACATGCAGGAGCTATCAGACGCATCCGAGCACTACAGGGAGCTTACGAGGGTGTTAAGGCTGTAGTCTCCGATTTTGTTGGTAACATAATTACAGCGACCCTAGAGATAGAAAAACAATCACAGGAATTTAGAAAAGCCACTGGTGGTGCGATGGCTTTCACCGAGGAGCTTACCTTTGCTAAGAGAGAGCTAGCTTTATTTGGCGGCACCACAGAACAAGCAGCGCAGCTAGTTGGAACAATGAATGATAACTTTGCTTTCTTCCAGAGAGAATCATCAGGATTTCGTAAGTCAGCTATTGATCTCGCTGCGGATGTGAGTCAGCTTGGTATTGATGCCACAACAACAACTGAGGCTATAGACCAGATCGTAGGGACTTTTGGTGGCGGAATAAAGGAAGTAGAAGATTTTTCTATGACAATTCTTGGCACCGCTAAGAACATGGGGATGGACCCAGGAGCGTTGGGAAGAGCGACACTGGGGATGTCAAAATCTTTGGCAGAGTTGGGACCAAGGGCATTGGGAACTTCTTTAGAGTTCCAGAAGTTGGGTAGACAATTTGGCGTTAATGCCGAATCTTTGTTGGCTTTCTCTGATAAGTTTGAGGACTACGACTCGGCATCGGACGTGGTGTCTAAATTAAATGCCACGTTCGGAACGCAACTTAATACGATAGAACTTATGAAGATGAGTGAGACGGATCGTGCTATGGCTGTTATGGATAATCTAAAGGCACAGGGCGTCCAGTTCGATCAGTTAAGTAAATTTCAGAAGAGAAACCTGGCTGGTATTACTGGACTAGAGGTCGCAGAACTAAGTCGTTTAAGTCAGAGCAAAGAAGCCTTTGAGACAGAGAGGATGGAAAGGGAAGAAGCAGAGAAGAGAGGTAAGGATTATCTTTCTCTTATGGATAAAATTAAAGGCTTCTTCCAAAAAATGGTTCTTGATGTGAGTCCGTTGGTGACTAGTCTTATAGACTTGGGCACAAGAGTGTTGACACCGCTACTACAGAGGTCAGACAATATATCAAAAGTTTATTTTGAGCTATCAAAAAGAATCTTTGCGCCACTCGGAAATGTTATTACCCATATTGGTAAAGTTTTAGAAGAAAAAGTTTTACCATTGATGGACATGACCGGTGGCAGTGCTGGTTCTTTTGGTGAGACATTAGTAGGGATATCAGAGGTCGTCTCAGATTATCTAATTGCTGGTATTGATTATTTAGCAAATACTGCAATACCATCTTTGTTGGAGATGTTTAACAAGGCTACGGCAGAGGGTGGGTTTTTACACAGTCTAAAAGAAATATTTGGATTGATCATAACAGGTGACTTTGAGGGAGCTATCAAAAGAATGGGACCAACGCTTGAATTGGTGGGGGCGGCTATCATGAAAGGTTTGAGAACAGTGGCAGGTGAAGGTCTTGGTGCTGCTAGAGGTGGCACTGCGATAGCCGGCGGTATCGCTGGTGCGAAGCTGGGGTCGTTTTTGGGTCCCATCGGCACTGCCGTCGGCGGCGTCCTTGGTGCTGGCGCAGGGTTCTTTGCCAAAGAACTATTAGGGTTGCAGCAGGGCGGCTTTGCCCCAGGTGGACCAGTTATGGTTGGTGAGCAGGGACCAGAGATATTAAATATTCCTCGGGGTGCTTATGTAACAAACAATGAAATGATGAGGGCGAATGTCGTTCCACCCGCAGCCCGAGCAGTCAACGCAACAAACGGCTCATCAGGTGGTAGCGGCGAGATTCATCTCTATATGGATTCTAAGAAGTTTGCTAGTGCGGTTATTGATAACATTAACCAGAGGAATGCACTCTATGTGTAGCGGGAGCAAATAAATGGCAGGCAGAACAAAAGAAAATATTGAAAACAAAGAAGCGGAAAGAACTAAGGAAGCCCCCTCAAAATTAACGACTTCACGGTCACCAGTGGGTTCGTTAGGTAAAGATCCTCGGTTCCCTGGTGATAAATTCGCCGTCGTACCAAGGAGATCTCTTGATGCCGGTGTTACAAACTTAAGAAAAGATGGTGCGTATGATATTAGGATAATTCATGTGCCAACAGATAAGTCTGTGACCTTCCCCGCAGCGTTAACAAGTTTCTCTGATGGAACGGCAGCTAGCTTTAGTTCAGAGACTTACTACGGCAGGATGGACCCGGCTCCTATATATTCCAATACCACCAGAACGATTACACTTGGGTTTGATGTTATTTCTTATAGCGAAGCGGAAGCTAAACACAACCTAAGACAAATGAACTTGTTACAATCATTTATGTACCCGGAGTACCGTGATGCCGCAGGGGGAGCAACAACCATTAAGTCTGCCCCTTTGCTTAGAGTTAAATTAGCTAATCTAATTTGTGATGCCCAGACTGGTGGACCCCTTTTGTGCTATACTCAACAGACTAGTTTTGATCCTGATTTTACAACTTATGGTGCTTTTATGGATGGGGCTAACCTTATTCCAAAGATGTATACTGTTACGTTAAGCTTAAACGTCCTTCACGAACATACGCTTGGTTGGGGCACCAATGGTTTTGGTGATGGTATTGGCGACAACTTCCCAAGAAAATTCGGCGACACCCCGTCACCCCCATCCACTAACCAAGAAGCTAATAGGGCTGGGGCGGGCGTAACGGCAGGAACACCAGCAGCGGTCGATCCCAACGCAGATGGTGTCGCCACAAGACAGCAGGGAACCGAGGAGCAGCGCCAAGCCTCAGAGAATCAACTGTTGGAAAAGAAATTATAGGAGATAACCATGGCAATCTCAAGGTATGATGTTAGGTTAATTGTAACAAACGAGGACCAAGGCTATCAAGAGGACATCTTGGATCGGAGAGGCATCAAAAAGATCAATCACTTTTCAACGCCTAGGTTAAGATATCCAAGCCCGGAAGAAATTTCTGACATGCAGATTATCGCTGACACTTGGAAAAGAGGAGTGAGCCTTTCAAAGCTGGCAGCAAAACACTATGGCGATCCAAAACTGTGGTGGGTTGTAGCGTGGTATAATAAAAGACCAACTGACGCACATTACAACATAGGTGATAAAGTGTTTATCCCCAAGCCACTAGAAAAAATACTAAGAAATTTTAGGGTCTAAAATGGCTAACTCAAGAAAAGAAGTAGAAGAAAGAGCAAGGACTAGAAACCCGTCTATGAACGCTGCCAGGCGCAGCGCCACGTCAAACTATGACGAACAATATATTCTATTCAAATACCTTTCAGAAATCCTAAAAACTAAAAGAGCGATTAAAAATAGTGGGGAAGCAGGAAAGAAGTCAGTCCAATATCAGAAAATTGTAGAACTTGATATCAGACCTAGAGAGTGTTCAAACTTATTTTATTTGCAAAGGGCAGATGAGGTAAAAGGATTTTTAGAGGCTTTGCCTGCTGATTACGCATACCTAGTGCCTAAGTTAGAATTATACAAGCCGACGAGGAACTCTGATGGTGAACTAATTGACAGGCTTGTTTATATGCCAGACTTTACATTAGCCCCAGGGGCTTATGACGGTGCCCTCGACGATCCTACTCGATTTCGAGAGTCTCTCGCTGAATTTGATGATGCGGATGATCCTGTCATTTATTCATCGCAAATGGGCATTAACTGCGGTATCACAAGCTTTACATTCGATGAATCACAAATTAATTTCGGATTTAGTTCTTTTACAGGCAATTTAGTCATGAACTTTGCATCAATGAAAGATTTTAGAGAAAGCAAATACATTGAGTTAATCGATCCGAGACCTGATGTTGACACACAAACAAACACTGGCGCACAGTTTGCATCTAAAGAAATGCCTGACAACCCCTCTAAGGAGCAAATTCTAAGACAACAACTAGATGCTATTGATGCAGAGGCAGAAAATAGCAAATTCTTCAAAGCGAAGCCACAAAACCCAACAATAAAAATCGTGTGCGGCTGGGCAGTTCCAAACACTACTAGCGAAAGCATGCCAAGAAATAAGGCTTTGTATGAATATATAAGAACCTCAAAAAGAACTCTAATGTTACATTTGAAAAAGTTTAAAACAAACTTCCAGCAGAACGGGCAGGTGTCTTTAGACTTTACTTTTGAGGCATCTGTTGAGTCAGACCTGAAAAGACCTGATACTGATATATTTGGCACGGGTGGAAAAACAAAACCTCGCTTTGTATCGATTTACCTAGATCAATTGCCTCCCCAAAAAATTCAAAGGATTGCAACAGCAAATGAAAGGCTAGAGGTTAGAAGAGAATATGATCTCGCAAAGAAGTCGGAGGCGGGGTTTTTTGAGGTAACCAAAGGGTCACTAGAGCGAGACTTGAAAAGGATAGACCTTTTATCTAAGGCATCAAAAGACGAAAAACAAATCGCAGGCTTTAGAAGGTTGGTTGCTGTGATTAAAGATTTGCAAACGCTAGAGAAAGAGATCTCTATCACAGAGACCAGAAGAAGATTTATGGACAAGCTAGTTGGCAGGGCAACGAGAGTAGGTGGTCGAGTAAACAAACTGTTTGAGTTTGCTGTGCCTGGGGCAGAGGTTGGCTTTTCTTACGATAGAGGCACTCCAGTAAAGCCCTATGATTTTGAAAAGATAAAAACTTCAGTGGAGTCTAGAAAGTATTCAATACCTTTCATGTTTCTTGGTGACATCTTAGACGTAGCGGCTGAGGTTGGGTTTGCTGACAATGGCAATCTGGTTCTAGGCACAATCCCAGCCCCAGGGTTTCCAAAAAACAGGATCTCCATCGGGGATCTACCGATTGCACTGGACACATTTACGACTTGGTTCAATGATGTCATTGGAGACCCAGATAGAAGGACAATGCCCTTCCATCTATTCATGACTAGGATGCTTGAAAAGATTATTGCAAAAAATACTTTCAATCTAAAGGGTCTTAATCAACTTGGCGGAAGAATCCCAGACCTTGAGTTTAACTCTGCTTCTGTTCCCACAGCCAAGTTCAAGGATATTTTTGTTCCCGGCGAGCCAGTCAGGCGTAGCCAGCTTTTAACTCCCGACCGCAAGTCTATTAAAACTGGCTCCAACCAAAACGTTGAGGCTGGCGATCGTATTGACCTAATCTTCATTACTACGGCGACATCAAGAAACGTAAAGGGGCTTATGGGCTCATACGAACAAGACATTAGAAGAGGTATTTATCATTTTACGGTGGGTGCAGACCGTGGACCACTACAGACAATTACATTTACCGAAATGGAAAACAAAGAACAATTAAACCACAACATTGTCAATAGTACAAATAGGGCAGTTGATCTTGTTTCTACGTTTGCCATGCCTCAAGACGTAACGATGACCCTCAAGGGTAACAATTTATTAACCACAGGCGCATTTATTTTTATAGATGCTACACTTGGTCTAGGACGACGAGCCGCTGAAAGATTAAGGCTGGGTGGCTATTACCGCATCACGACTGTTAATCAAACGTTCTCCCCGTCCGGCTGGACAACAGACGTGGCAGCACGATGCGAGATAGATTCCCTTAATCTTGCAAACAGAATTAGAAAACAAGAGGGAACCGGATAAATGGTCGCCAGATCTCCAGATAGGCTTATGATTGTAGACAACCCCGAGTCTCGCCCTAGAGAGGCTTTTAACATGGAGGTTGATTATGAGTTTCTTGTGGATGAGGACGTTGTTCCTAACTTAGTTGACTTTACAGGAATTGACAGATACTACGGTAGCGTTGACACTGATGGTGACGTCATCCTATTGAAACAAGAGGCGCTCTCGCAGCTACGTTACAGCAACGAAAACCAGACAAGGTGGGCAGTTAATTTTGTTGCTGATGCCTGGGCTGATCTGGCAGCCAAGATGAGATATTTTGCAAAGAGAGGAAGGATTATTCCTGGCGGACCTTATGCAAACCCGCAAGTCTTTGAGTCGTTTAAGAACGTGGATGTTGAATATGATATTTATATGAAATATACTTTGTTCCCGTTATTAAGCAAGCACTTAGAGCAGCGCAAGGAGAGCAAGCAGATAAGAAGCTTTCAGGACTTCCTAAGAAGTTATGCTAGATTTTGCAGACTACAAAGTAGAAGGACGCCAATTACACGAACTGGGTTTGTTGAAAGTAGGTTTTATGATGTGGCTTGCACTGGTCTTGTGTTGAGCCTGGATGTCGCTCCAAAAGGCGATCGAGCCTCGGCGCTGGAAGAATATGTTAATGATCCTAATTTTGAATTCTTTGCAGACGTGGCAAAACAACATGGTTTTCTTATAGATAAAAACAATCCGAGCAGAATCGCAGCAAACTTGAGATCACCAGCTATGCAAAGATATATGGAGAAGAGAGGATTTAACAGTGCTTCTGAATTCTTTCAGCGGGCTTACGACAAATCTCATTTGTTTGACATGAGGGCTCTTGAGGTGTATACTAAGGATATGTATGAAACATTTTTGGTAGACAACCCTTACCTTTCAACATATGAAACTAGCCCACGACTTGGTTGCGATACCAAGACCGTGGCGTTAGCTCGCTCGCTTGCACCAGCCGATTCTTTTGGCGGGGAAGATAGTATATTTGCCACAAGATGGTCTCTATCGACATACCTTTTTGTCAGGGCGAACGAAAGAAATTTAAACATATCCCCAAATGAATATAAAATAACCTTGCGTACAGTATATACACTGAATGAAACAGAGGGTGAAGGCTATGATGAAGCCTTTAGGTTTATAATCGATCGTATTATCGGACCAATTATCTAGACGGAGGATAAGTGTTATTTCAAACACTGGATGACAAAGATCAGTGCGTTGGCATCTATTATGACGGCAAGCTAATCTTCAACTTTGAAGAATTTCCACAAGATTTAACAAGAACCTGGCGTTACAGTCCATATTTGCTTGGCTATCGTGGCGTAGACTACGCAGAGATATACGCTCAGGGCAAAACACTAGACGATATGTGTCCAGAGTACCTTAAAGAAGACTGGGAAGAGGTGTGCTCCAAACTTAAAGCGTTTCTCTTGTCGTTTAGCTTTGCTAAGGTTAACATGAGGCACAATTGTTTCTTCGATCTGGTGCCACAGAAGTTTTTGAGAGATTACTGCCAGGTTAAGAACGAAATAACAAATCATGTTATTGAAAGTTATCCTAAGCCATCAAATTACAAGCACCTTGCTGCTGTGAACGCTATGATACGAGACATTGAGTCCCAATCATTGTGCGTTGAGGTAGATTCTTTGTTACCAAAAGTAGCTGATGTTAAGGTATCGAACTTTATTAAAAGAATCAAGGAGTGCGATAATCATATCAGGTATAATTTGTTTGGCACTGTGACTGGGAGGCTAACAACCAGAAAGAAGTCGTTTCCAATCTTAACGATGAACAAAGACTACCGACATGTTCTCAAGCCAAAGAATGATTGCTTCATAGAGCTTGACTACAATGGCGCAGAGCTTAGGGTGTTGCTTCATCTTCTGGGATATGACCAGCCCGACTATGATGTGCATCGCTGGAATTTAGAGAACGTGTTCGAGAACAAGATAACCAGAGCAGAGGCAAAGACATTGTTCTTCGCTTGGTTGTATGGTAGCAATTCTAAAGAGGTCAGAGAGCACTCATCGCTTCTAAAGAAGAAGTACGACAAAGAGACTTTGGTGGATAAGTATTGGGACGGGCACACGATCAGAACTCCCTTTAATCGAGATGTGGTTGCCCCCAAACACAAAACCTTAAACTATCTGATACAATCCGTGACAGCAGACCTTGCACTAGAACAAGCGACAAAGGTATGGGCTTTGTTGAAAAAGAAACGAGTGAAATCAAGCGTGGCTTTCATTGTTCACGACGCATTAGCGTACGTTGTAAGGGTAATGCTTTTTTAA